ATGCTGACCGATACAAAACTAAGAAGTTTAAAGCCACAAGACAAGCTTTATAAAGTGTCTGATCGAGATGGTTTATACGTTGCAGTAACAAAAAGTGGTGTTATTTCATTTAGATATGATTATCGTTTTAATGGAAGGAGAGAAACGGTTACTTTTGGTCGATACAGTGCTGACGGTATCACGCTTGCAGAAGCAAGAGCCGAATTAATTGAAGCAAAAAGGCTACTAAACGCAGGTATATCGCCAGCTTCAAAGAAACGTGACGGTATTGAGAGTAAAAAAATAGGGACAGTATTCAAAGACTATACCGTCAATTTCCTTCGTGATGCTCAATATGCCGACTCTACAAGGGCCATGAAAGAAGCAATTATTGAAAAAGAAATCTATCCCGTATTCGGCAAGCTTCAGCTAGAAGAGATCACCACACCAAGGCTTAGAGCATTGTGTGAAAAGATAAAAGATAGAGGCGCAAAAGCGACCGCATTACAAGTGCGTGAGATTATTGGCTCTGTTTTTACTTATGCCATAGATAGAGGTTATGAAATTAGTAACCCAGCAGATGCAATAAAGGCATCTTCGATAGGGACTTTTCAAGCACGAGAAAGGGCAATGTCACCGAAAGAAATCGGTATCTTCTTTCGTGAACTAGAAAACTATAGTTGTTATCCAACATTAAAATTAGCCGTTAAGTTTGTATTGCTAACATTAGTCAGAAAGTCTGAGTTTATTCACGCTACATGGGATGAAATAGACTTTAAAAATAGACAATGGGTGATCCCTAAAGGGCGAATGAAGGGGAGAAAAGAGCACGTTATTTATCTCTCTGACCAAGCAATGGATATCTTAACCGGTATGAAAGTTTGTGCTATGGGAAGCGATTACTTAATGCCTGGTCGATATGATATTAAAAAGCCACTATCTAATGCTGCATTGAATAACGTGATTGATGGCACCGTAAAACGTATCAATGAAAAAGGTATTGAGTTCGAACCGGTTACTGTTCACGATTTACGACGCACAGCAAGCACGCTATTGCACGAAGCAGGTTATAACTCAGATTGGATAGAGAAATGTTTAGCACACGTTCAAAATGGCGTTAGAGCCGTTTACAACAAAGCTGAATATGCTGAACAGCGTAGGAAGATGTTACAAGAGTGGGCTGATATGGTGGATGAATGGATAAAAGAGAAAGATTAACGCTTTGTCATTCTTCGCCAAGTGTTTTATAAGCAAGTAGTGACGATAGGTAAAGCACACCAACAACAGGCCAGATTGTTGAGTAAAACAGTCTGGTCACAATATCTTTTATATTGTCGCTTTCGTGCTTAGATTCTGAAAACAAGTACCCAGCAAGCCATAAGTACACAGATAATAACGTGAGCAAAATAATCATTAGCCGTTTTTCCTTTTGTACTGAGCATGATCATCGCCACACTCTTTAGAACAGTAAGCGCTGTTTTCTGTTACAGGCTCTTCACGACACCAGATACAAAATCCAGTTAAGCTTTTTGCTGGTGGTTCTCTGTTTGCTAATGCGGTGTTGATTTGTAGAGCCGTTAAGTCATTAGCATCATCTGCGATATCAGGCATATTTATTCCTTACAAATAAAATGAGAATTGATAAGTTCAATACTGTTGTTAGGGCATTGATCTCCCCATGCATCCCAACCTTGTGACATGTCACGAGCAAATAGCTCAATGCGATTAATATCACCGTACAATTGTTCAAGACGGTTTTTTACTTCCCACGGCTTTTCGCTGTGCTCACCTAAGCACGAGTAAATAATTTGTCTCACGCTTGCAGACTTACGAGGTAATCCATTTCCTCTTGTTGCTATTAAACACATTTCGACATTTTGACGAGTATAATTACCGCAATTAATCTTTGTCTCATTGTTTAATATTTCCATAAAATAGAAAAAGTCCTCTGGCGGTTTTTTATTTATTCTATCTCCTGCATTTTTATTTAATTTCACCCATGCGAACCCGAACATATTTTTAACTTTAAAATCCCATGCTTCGGCTAATTTAATTGCTTCGAGTGCAAAGTTTCCGGTGTACCACATAAACAGTACGGCATTTTTAGAGGAGTGTTTTTCTATTGGTAATCGGGAGAGTGAATATAAGTCGGTGGTGTTGTAATGATTATCTGCTGCGCCATTTGAAACTTTGTTATTGTAAGACCAAGGCGGATCGCACAATATCAAGTCATACTTTTTCATTCTCCGCATCCTTCATTAATAGAAATAATTCCATAGCTTTACGATAAAAATTGTCATTGTAATTTTCTAATCCACTCCATACGCTTAGTTCTGGATGTTTTACACAGCTAACATCCCACGCTATTCCGTCATAAGTTATAGATATGAAATTATCTTTAATAATAGGCATTGCGTCAGTAGGGTTGCTGCATGGGTCGAAAGTCCGATAACCACTATCCATATAAGCTAATACAGATTCTTCCGTTAATAAGCATTTCTTCTTTAACCTTGTAGCAACCAATTCATTAATTTGAAGGTCGGTGTACTTATTATAGCTATTCATTGATTAACTCCCAATATTCACAAATGTTTTTCTTAATAATTCCACCTGCTTCTAAATGACCAATTACACAGCCAACCTGACTTTTAGAATGTTCAGGACTGCATAAGTAATATAATTCATCTATGGTTAACTGATTATTTTTAAGTAGGCTAATTATTTTATCTTTTAATTTGCTCACTTCTCATTACCTCGCCACAAATAATAGTTAAATCTCTCACTGACATTAAATATTCAGCACGTTTATTGCATTCCGATTGCGTGTATATATCTTCCGTAACAGGCACAGCAGAGCCCTGTATTAGCATGAGTAATACATATCCGATTATTTGCATGGTTGTTTACTTTTGAATTAAATCAGCACGAATATATAACGTGTCAGTTGGATGAATTCTATCTGTACACCAAGTCACATCATCACTACGTAAATTAACTGGAAATTCAGGTTTATTTATCTCCTCTGGCTCGGGGTCAACTTGCAGCCATATTAATTCTGGGGCGGTGGGGCAATTAATGCTTTCTGGTAAATTATTAATTAAACTCTCTCGTGACGCTTGCCAAGAAATCCACATTAAATCTACATATTGGTCAGCGTAATTTAATCCGTTATTCGCACGTTTAAGTTTTGATTCAAGCTCTGACGGTTCGCTAAGTTGCTTTATTGTCTCTTCAAATTGCTGCCTTGATTTATCCATTACCCCACCTTTTTAAATTCAATCACCCACGACCACTCGTTATTATTCCAGCTATCTTTTCCGTATATATCTATCCATGCATCAGCGAATTTATCGTATGGTGTGAATGTCTCGCCGCCACTATCTGGGTCACTATAAGTAGGTCTCCACCCAGAAAGATCAAATCCTTCAGCGTGTGCATCCTCTTGCGATATTTCCTGTACTTGCTGAACCCAAACATCAGTAATTTCAATTTTCCCTTTGATATTACCGTCTTTGTCTGCAATGTTGATGATGTCGCCAGCTTGTCCATAAGGGCAATTATCATCAATAAATCCGTGTCGCCACGCTGCGCATGTTTGTTGAGATAGGGTATAGCCTTCTTGCCATGTGCCGAGTTTGCGTAATATTTCTTCTGTTATTCTGGGCTGTGGTTTTATTGGTCGGCGCGTCTGTGTTTTTCTGCCATCCATGACAGCCACTAACATAACATTGTTAAACTTGATTCTGTCTTTCATTACTCCACCTTATTAGCTGAAAATACTGGGTCAAACTCACGCTCAACTTCAAACATGCCAAGATATTGGTCATCAATCCAGAGCATGAATAGCAATGGAAATCTATCTTCCCATCCGTCACAATTAGCATGATAATATTCTGAGCATGCTTCAATGCATGAATCAAGGTCATCATCAGCACTGAAATTATGATCATCTGGTAATTCATAGAGGTTATCTTCACTAATTCCTGACGGGTCTTCGCCTCTACCACCTGCTATATAAAATTGAACTATTGCCATTATTCATTCCTCTTCATTCAATAGTTTCAGACCTTCACTGGTTAACTTTGCCATGTATTAGTCACCATATTTAGACTTTACGCTTAAGGTTTCTATTTCCTCTTCGTAAGCAAGAGCTTGACAAGCCAACTCTTCAAAATGCGGATATTCTGAATAATCGCTATCTGCGTATAGAGTCCAATCGCACTCAGTACATTCAACGCCACAACGACCATCTGTTTGGTTTGCATTTTTAATTACACGTTTTATTAATTTCCCGTGATTATTAATTTTAAATATTACTGTCGCATCTAGATCAGCCCATGCATTTACAGCTGATCCACATTCGGGGCAAGTGAATTTATTAGCCATATATCTATCTCCTGTTTGCATCCTTGCACTGAGCCCTAATTCCAATTAGAGATTTCTTCTTCGATTAAGTCGTCTATTTCTTCGTTAGTAGCTTCTTCGTTGAGAAACAAACGAGCTTCGGTAATATATTTTTCTCGGTTCTTGTCAAAGAACTTTGAAAATTCAGGCGACCATCCTTGCCAGCACCCATTGAAGTCAACAATTGCATTATTCTCTGCCATATTTTGGATCATCATGTCAGCAGTAATCACGCCAGATTGACGACAAAATCCCTTTAAGTCGCGTTTTCTGTAATAAGGTGAAACCTTAGAATCACAAACACTCTTGAATCGTTGCTTCCATCTCTGAATGCAACGACCGTGTAAACTTTTCATGGTTATATCCTTTGGTTAAACGGGTAGGGGTTAGGCGTTACTCACAAACTGCCCAGCTTCATTACGCTTACGTTCGGTGTAACACTTAGGTGTCTCTCTTGATTGAGAACGCTTTTTCAACCATTCATCAACTTCTTCAGCTTCCCAAGCAACACAGCGAACCGATAAATACATACGTTTTGGAAAATCGCCGTTCTTTTCTAATGTGTAAATAGTTGAGCGAGAAAGTCCTGTTAGCTTTAAAACATCAGGCATACGAATAGGGTTGATAGGTAATTTAATATTCATATTTAAACTCCTTGCGGAGCTGTATCGCTCCGCTTTAAATAGGATCACTGGTATTCAGGGCGCATATCATTAAGTGTGATAGAGAAAGATTCGTATAACTCATCACCGAGTTTTCTTTTGCTTGATTTAAGTAGTTTGTCTACTTTTTCAAATGCTTCTGTGGCTTCTGGTGAGCCAGATTCAGGAAGTGAGTTGATAGAAGCTTCTAGGGCATTACGTGCATCAATGCGGTGGTATGCTTGTACTGCTTTATTTTTTAATTCAGTAAATAGGTTGATCCCCATTTCATTTTTTAAGTTCTCAATTTCTGCGCGAATATTTTTAGCTTCTTCGACAGTCTGAACATCATCAATAGCTAATCTAAATGCTTGTGCATCGAACTTAGGTATAAACTCGCCTTGAGCTTCTTTTACAGGTTCAGCATTGATTGGCTGTTGCTGGTTGGTGATTTCATTAATGCTTACACGTTCTTTCGATGGGGTGATGTCTTTAATCGGGCGATCTTCAAGTTCTTCTGGCGTATACACACCCAGGATAACTTCAGGGCAATAAAGACGGGCCCAATATTTTACAGCAAGATAAGCTAACTGCTGTTTTGGGTTTGTTGACCAGAGAGGGGAATTGCGAGTAACGACACTAGATAGGTAAATTTTCTCTCCCCACGTAATTTCACTTTCACCGCGAAGAACTGCTCCTACTCGTATCCATAAACCATGTTCATCTGCATCAGTCCAATCACGAACACGAAATGAATACTCTTTACCGTTTCGTTGTTTTGTAATTTCTTTGCTTTTGGTTAGTTTCTCCCAACCAGTTTCGCTATATTCATAATGAAAGCGACCTTGAATAGCTGTTGAGCTTGATACTAAGGCGTTTACTAATTGCGCTTCATACCCAAGAACACCATTAACGGTATAGGTTTTTTGAGCCACAACAAACGGGTTCATATCCCATTGCATTGCTTGCATGGTAATTGCTAAACAATCTGAATCATTATCGCGCAAATGTTCCGGTACCGTAATTTTCCCTTTAGCCATTATTTTTGAAAACTCAATTAGGCTACTTAACTTGTCTGGGTTGAATACTGCTAAGTTGTTACTCTGATCAATAGTGGCTACTTCTGACATAATATTTACTCCAAGCGTGCGCCTGATTGTTCAAGCGCAGTTTTATTAAGCGACTTCGTTTTGCAGTTCTTCTAACTTTCTCTGCTCAAAGTCAGTGATACCGATAGTGAGAGTAGTGGTGATAGGCGCTGGCCAATATCCTGTATCCATAGCTTCACGGATATCACGCAGTGTCTTTTTGTACTCAGCGCGACCCAGTTCAAGTAATTCAGGAGAGGCTTCAACGATAGCGACCCAGTGGTAATGCTCGTCTTTGTTAACGAATATCCAGAAGAACTGATCCAGCATTGCCACATCACAATACATAGCTGCACTGATGTGATAATCGCGATTAATGATTTCTCTGCGGATCATGGTTTCAATGGCATCTTGTTTAAATCGACCAAGTGCTACTGATTTGAGGTCAAAACCTAATCGATTATTTTCTGTTTGAATTTCGATATCAGGACGAACTCGAATTTCAAGGCCGGTATCTTCATCAATGCCGTAGTAACTCACTTCTGATACACGGTTAGGGTGGTTTAATAAACTGGATGCTTCTTTGTGGTTCATAACAGCGCTACGCATGTTACTTGCCATTTCATAGTCAACGGTTTGAACATGAATTTTTGAATCATCACCAAGCCATTGGCTAATGATTTCATCTTCAAATACAGCATCAGGGTTCACTTCTTTAATGACCTGCATGAGATCATCTCTTTTGACGGGTTTTCTAAGTGGCTCAGGCTTACTTACTTCTGCTAAATATAATTCAGGATTGATGTGGTGGTATATCTGCTCAAGTAATGCTTCTGTATTCCCTGAGGTTTTCAATGGTGTTGGCAAAGTATCGTTATAGGCTTTGATACAGGCTTTCATTGCTGCACCAGTAAATTTTCCATCTTCAGGGATGGTTTTAAATTCATCGGGCAACTGCATGTATATCTGACCTAGCTCTTCGGCTTTTCCGCTGGTGGAAAGTTGCGGTGTCAGAGTGGCATTATGTTCTTCAATAATTGCTTTTAACTCATCTTGTGAGAGCTTCTTAGGCAACTTATTGTTGTATTCGTCAATCCATGACTTCATTGTTTCCGTTGTTGTAAAGGCACCTTCTGGAATAATTGGCTTAACACTGAATTCAGCATCAAACTTTTCAGGTTCCATTGTTAACGTGTGAAACGCACTACCTAAATCGAAACAACGCTTATTTTCACGCTCAATGACTTTTGTTATATGGCGTAACTCGTAATACATCAAACTAATACGAGCATCTTTTAGCATCGAACTACTGATGCCGTTTGAACTGTGATACACCTCGTTAGGAATATCGGGATAACGACCAGGTTCAAAATAAGCAGGTTGGTCATTTTCTTCCTTTGGAATATCTTCCGCTTCCTTTGATTGACCGTTTTGGTTATTAGTGCTGGTGTGAAAAATCACCTCTTCCTGAGGTACTTCCTTTTTTTCTACCTCATTTGAGGCGGTTTTTGGATTTATTAATGAGTTAAAGTGATTAACTCTATGACGAACGCTACGCATATCAGGGTTATCAATAAATGACATAATTGCGTTAACGATTTGTTCTTCACTGAGTTCACTGCTGATATTAGGAACCAATGAAAGTGCAAGTAGCGTGATATTAATAAAGTGGTCATATTGCTTAAACTCTTCTTTTCCAATATCACCATTGATATGAGCTGTTAGCGCATCTACTTGTTCGCTATCAGTAATATCTTGGTTAAGTAAAAGAGCTTTTGCAATCAACACATTTAAGTGCTTAGTGTCTGACATTTTGTTTACCTACTAATTGTTCTGTTTGTAATGCGAGCTTTCTTACATAAGCCCACTCAATACCGGCTTTAAAATTGTCAAATGACTGTGACTCATTTAAGCCAGATAAGGTAAATACATGCTTACCGTCTTTGATATAAAAGATCATGACTAATCACCAAATTGGTTATGTCTGAGCGCATTAAAAAATCAGTCTCTTTTATCCATATTGTTAAAGAGCAAATTAACCGTATTGGTTAACTTATGCTTTTAATCATAACCATAAATTAACCATTGTCAACCTTAAAAAACAAATAAATCACCAATATGGTTATGTTTGTTTTTATCACTATGAAATTTAATGATTTATTAAGAGTAAAAAGAAGCCAGTATATGACTTCTTTTTAATGGAGGGGGTTAGTCGTGGGAGATAGGCTGGTTTTTATTAATGATAAATTCAATGAAGTTTTCAATAGCAGCTTGTTCGCTGGTGGGAAGTTTTGAATAGGCTCTTCTATCATAGTTAATAGTGCCTTTATCATTTTTAGGGATCAGTAGTTCATAGGCTTGGCGACCCATTGCTTTTGCAATAGCATCAATGCTTTCAGCGGTGGCGCTGGCTTCACAATTAATAATGCGGTTAACCGTTGATTGTGCAAGACCTGAATCAACAGAGAGCTTAACTCTTGATTTTATTCCATCGTTTAACATAAATGTTGTGATGTTATCTGAGAGTATCTTGCCAATTTCAGTCGGAATATATTCTTCTTTTTCTGACTCTGCATGACCTTCTTTTAAGTGGTCTACATCCATCCAATATTTGCTAATTCTAGTCACATATTCAATTTTACGTGACATTGGGTCGGTGAGTTCACGATGGCTTTTTAAATCTTTTGGTGATAGGTAACGAGAGATCATACTTGGTGCTACGCCTAACGCATCAGCAAGTAATTTTTGTTTGCCGTTGTAGTAGCGTTCAATAATATAAATCAGGTTATCTTTTCTAATTTCAGCAATGCTTTTCATTTCTCCAAGTCCTTTGGTGTCTATTCTTTATACAAATTTGATTAAGTTATGGTGTATTAAACAAACAAATAACCCTTTTGGTAAAGTACCTAAACGGTTACTATTATTAATTGGTTAATCAAATTGGTGAAATTATGGAAGTTTTCGACTTTAAAAAATTTTGGAATGGCTTAACGATTAAGCAAAGAGAAGCATTCTCTCAAAGAACGGGGTATAGCCAACTGTATCTATCACATCAGCTACGCTATGCAAAACGCAAGCCTTCATTAAGTAAACTCAATAAGTTATATGATGTTTGTGTTGAGTTCGGTGCAGATACAACCAGAGGGCAATTAATCAATTTCTTTATTCGATAATAATTCAAAGGCTGTTTATAGATACGGATCACTTCGGTGGTCCTTAATTTTTTATCGATAACCAATAAGTCTTTTTAGGTTGATATATTTTAAAATAACGGATAGCATTTGCACATACACATAATCAAATGAGGTTGAAATGGAGATTATTAGTCGAAAAGAAGCTGCTTCAAAAGGGCTTGGAAAATTTTTTACAGGTAAGAAATGCAAGAACGGTCATGTTGCTGAACGTTATGTTTGTAATGGTGTTTGCGTTAAATGCAACTTTGAAAATTCAACAGTCTATCGCTCTGTGTTAAAGCAATTAATTAACAGCGCTAAGTGAATGGTGTTTTATGCGTGACTATGGAAAAGTTTCCCCACAATTTTGGATAGGAAAAACAGGTAAGGAAATAAGAGAAAAAGGGCATGAAGCACTTATTGTCTCTATGTACTTATTAACCAATCCTCACGCCAATATGATCGGAATGTATTACCTACCTATTATCTATATGGCGCACGAAACAGGGCTAGGTTTAGAAGGGGCTTCTAAGGGGCTTCTAAGGTGCATTGAAGCAGGTTTTTGCCACTATGATGAGGATGCTGAAGTTGTTTGGGTGATCGAGATGGCAAAATATCAAATAGCATCATCTTTGAAGCCATCAGATAACCGGTGTATCGGTATACAAAGAGAGTATGACTCTCAGCCTAAAAATCAATTTCTATCAATGTTTTATGATAAGTATAAAGATGCTTTTAATTTAAGTTCTGCAAGAGAATCATCTATAAAAAATGAAAGGGGCTTGGAAGGGGCTTTGAAGACCCTACGAAGCCAAGAACAGGAGCAGGAACAAGAACAAGATATAAAACCCCCTAAATCCCCCTTGAAAAAAAAGTCGGTACAAAAGCGAGGTTTTAATATCCTGGAAGAAAAAATACCTGATTGGCTAAATCCTGAAGTTTGGGAGAAGTGGATTGAGTACCGAAAGGAAATCAAGCACCCGATAAAATCGAAACAAACGTTCAGTGGACAAATAAAATTACTCACTGAGTGTTATGAGTTAGGTTTTTCACCTGAAGAAATAATTAGCAAAACCATTACCAATGGCTGGCAAGGACTATTCAAACCAAACGTTTCACCACCACAACGGATCATTCAACCTCAAAAGAACGATGAGTTTATACCGGAGGACTTCTGATGACTGCATCATCAACCTTAGCAAGGCTAAAGCGAATAATGCCTGAGCATATTAAACCTAAATTTACTACTTCTGCTGAATTAATGGCATGGCAACGAGAGCAGGGTGAAATTGATTCAATGAGGATCGCAAATGAAAACCGAGTAGCTCGTTTAAATAAAATCATGGGTAGATCAGGTATTAGCCCATTACACCAAAATTGTTCATTCGATAATTATGACGTTACATGTGAAGACCAACAAAGAGCGTTGTACAAAGCTAAGAGATACGCTGAGCAATTTGGTAAATCATTTGGTGGGTTCATTTTCAGTGGTAATCCTGGTACTGGGAAAAATCATTTAGCGTCAGCCATAGGCAACCACATTATCCAAAAAGGGAAAAGTATTCTGATCGCTACACTGCCTGACATAATGATGAAGGTTCGTGAAACCTATCAAAAGGATGCTAAAACAACAGAGTCAAAACTGATAGATGATCTGTGTGATGTTGATTTGCTAGTGCTTGATGATGTGGGTGTGCAACGTGGAAACCTCAATGAGGAATTAATTATATTTCAAGTAGTGGATCGAAGACTAGCAAACAAAAAGCCTGTTGGAGTGCTTACAAACCTAAATTATACCCAGCTATCCAAAGTGTTGGATGAACGAGTAATAGATCGACTCAGAATGGGAAATCCAACAACGATAAATTTCACATGGCAAAGCTATCGGCGTTTAGTTAAGTAATTTCGTAAACTAAAAATCGAATAGGGGTTGTTGGATATCAAAATCCTTAGCGTAATAAACACTAGTGAGTTTTATTTGTTGTAGGTATGCGATTGGGTGACTGAGTTGTGAAAACAGCGTATAGGCGATTTGAGAGCGTTTTAAGTGGGTATGAGTTTAATTAAAAACTCTGTTTTTTTATACTTGAAAACATAACCAAATTGGATATATTAACCATAATGATTAATCTCTTAAGGGTTATCGTATATGAAATTTATGCAGGATTTTGTTGTTGAAATATTACATGACAAGAAAAAACCGTTATCAGTTAACGAAATAACCGAGATTGCCTCAGAGCTTGATGGTAAGAAAAATCGCTCAACAACCAATTATGCGTTGATCAAGTTGGTTGAATGTGCGGTTGTTGAGCGCAAAGCGGTAGTCGGAATTGGTTATGTATACACGCTAGCGCCTGATTACATGGAGCGTCTACGTGATTTAGATATCAAAAAAGAAGCCTCTCTAATGACTAAGAAGCCAGCAAAACCTACTGATAAGCATGTTATCTGTCAAAAAGGTTCACTAACCTACGTCAGAAAGAGCATACCGCCATTACAGCATGGAAAGATTGCTGATATTCATAACCGTATGAACGCAATGCTGGTGGCGGTACGTGCATGAAACAGCAAATTTATTATATCAATCCCGTATCAAAACCTCGTATGACACAGCGTGATGTATGGAAGAAAAGACTGGTTGTCGTTAAGTACCACGCTTTTTGTGATGAGATGAGAGCTAACCGTTTTACGTTACCGGAAAGCGGTGCTCACCTAACGTTTGTTATTCCTATGCCTAAATCATGGAGCAAGAAGAAACGCATTGAGATGAATGGTAAACCTCACCAGCAACGTCCTGATGTCGATAATCTGATTAAAGCCGTTATGGACGCCATCTTTGATGAAGATTGCAGGGTGTGGAATATCAGCGCGTCAAAGCTTTGGGGTGAGCAGGGAAAGATAGGGGTAACGTTACCTGAAAATACAGAAAATCATGAACTTATTACCATTCGTTAAGTTCGTGACTGAGTTAATTAATCGTTGAATGAGTTTGGGAAGAAATTATGAGCCAAGAAATTGATGCTATTAGGTCATTCAACATATCAAACAACCGTGACATGTCACGCAAGAGGATTTTTCAGATGGATGACGGAGCGGTTTACAAAATTACTGGCACATGGAACGGAAAACCATTTGAAAAGCTAATGCAAGCTGAATGTGAATTAGATGCAGAGGCAACGATAATCTTCTGGGCTAATTTATGTGGCGCTCATGCAGACAATTTGAGCGTCGAATACCATAGCGCTATTAATTGAGGGTTGAGTGATGAAAGGAACAGAAATTAAAAAATTGATGTGGATTTATTCTGATGAAAGGATGAGACGTAAGCGAAGATATGTGAAAGCTGGAAAACAAGCGGACGATTGGAATCGTAAGTTATATAAGCCATATCGTAGTGAGCGAGTTATGAACCGATTGTTACGATTAAATTCATTGAAACTTGTGAGTTTTTTTAATTGAGGTCGAAATAATGGTATGTGCTGATTGTGGTGGAGAAGTTGTTTGGATTGGACCTATAACAAATTTATCTCATACGGAATGTAAGCAGTGTGGTGCAATAAATAATTATCTTAACGAACAGGGTGAGGATGATTTGCAAAGCAATGAAATTGCAATGATGAAAATTAAGACCTCAAAACTTACAGGTAGAGCGCTTAACTATGCAGTAGCATTAGCAGTTGGTGGATATGAATTAATTCCAGTACCTCCTGATATTGATGGAAAAAATGAGGGGATGGTATTAGCTCCAGTTGGATATTTAGAGAGCGGTTATACATTTCCACCTAAAGGTGGGCTACGAATTGATTTTTTCGTTAAGCAATATTCAAGTGATTGGCGTGAATGTGGCGAGCTTATAAATAACTACTGGATTGATTTAATGTTTGAGGAAGTTGATGGGGTTAATTATTGCTATGCATCACCGCCACATTTAATGGGTGATTACGCCACTGCTAATACTGCTCAAGAAGCTATTTGCCGAGCGGTTGTTATGCTTGAGATAGGTAATGAAGTTGAGATACCTGAGGAGCTAGTAAATGTTAACTAAGTACATTTTATTCGCTGTATTCTGGTGTGTCGTTGTTACTGTGATTGGAGTGTCACTTAATGGCTAAATCACCTGCTGAACGTAAGGCATTACAACGTAAGCGCCAAAAGGAGTTTGGCGTAACGAAGATTGAATTGCTGGTGGATAATCAAGAGCTGGAGATGTTAATGCGTAATTGTTTTCTGCGTATGCCTGGTCGTGAACCGTATGATGTTGTTGAATACTTGCAGATGCTTATTCGTAAAGATGATGCCGAGTATAAACGACAAGCTGAGGAACTATCTAAGCGTAAGTGTGAGCGTTGTGGTGAGCAGTTACCCGTTCAGCAATGCTGTTTATCTGGTGATGCTAAATGTTGGGTAACAAAGGGCTGGCGTGAAATGATGTTGAAGGTAGAATAAATGGAAAAATATAGCATAGGGAAATACTTATGGGTTGGAGTGAAGTTATTTCTATCGTTGGTAGTTTAGGTTCGGCTGTGGCTGTTGCCGTTAGTTTATTGATATTTTGGAGACAAAGAAACACTGAGTTAATGAGATTAAAAAATGAACGAGAGAATGAATTATCTGCGTTAAAAAAATTAATCTTGTTAAATTGTGAGTCGCTGAAAGAGTCACTAAAACAGAATATGAAAATAACTGAAACGATAAAATCAGGTAAATATGCAGGTTTAAGCATTGATAAGATCGGTGGATATTTTTATATAATTTTTAAAGATGGTTATACAAAGGAAACAGGCAATTACTATTGGAATACAAATGTTAGATTTTGCTTTTTGAGTAAATTTTTAGAACATGAGTTATTAATACTAGCTAAACATAATCAAGAAGTAATAAGTACACTTATGTCAATATATAAGAATATTGATAACGTTAATAATTTACTGGAATCAATAATAGGTGATTATGAGCGTAAAAATTATTCGTTATTAAATGCTAGAGCTGAAGGTGCTGAAAATTATTGTATTGCTCTAAATACTTACATAGATAATCTAATATTAGAAGTTTCCATTATTTAGTATATGATTTGAAGTTTAACTTTCTGGTAGTCATAATAACCAAAGAGGTGATGATTATGACTATGACTATCAAAAGAACAAGAAAAAAACCTGCACGACAGCCAACGCCTATCAACGACAAGATGGAACGTTTCTGTCAGGAATATATCAAATCCCCCGATAATCAAACTGATGCTGCAATCTCTGCTGGATATGCGTCTGGCAGTGCTTGCAAACGTGCATCACAGCTAATGGCTGATCCCCGTATTCAAGACCGTATCGCACAACTTATGCAACAGCGTAATAAGCGCACAAAGATGAGTGCTGACAATGTTCTCAAGCGTTTGGTCGATATGCTTGATGCGGATATTGCCGATATTCTCAATGAGAAAGGTGATATTAAACCAATATCTGAATGGTCACCTATTTGGCGTAAAAGTGTTGCTGCTTTCGATATCATCGATATTGACGGTGATACACGTATTAAAAAAGTAAAGTTACTGGATAAAATTAAGGTGCTTGAACTGATTGGCAAGCATATTGATATCAATGCCTTTAGAGACAGAGTACAGGTTGATGTAAACGTATCATTGGCTGATAAGTTGGCATCTGCTCGTAAACGTGCTCAGCAAGGGAGCATTGAGTAATGTCAGAAGCTTTGCAGAAGTCACCAGAAGAACAACTCATTGAAGATATTGCATCATTTACGCATGATCCATTAGGTTATGCGTATTACGCATTTCCGTGGGGTGAAGCTGGTGGAGAGCTTGAAGAATACAATGGCCCTCGTCAGTGGCAAGCCGAAGCATTAAATGAAATCGGTGAACATCTACGTAATCAAAAGACACGCCACCAGCCATTATTACTTGCCCGTGCTTCTGGGCATGGTATCGGCAAATCTGCATTTATTTCAATGATCATCAAGTGGGGTATGGATACCTGCGAAGATTGTAAGGTTGTCGTCACGGCTAACACCGAAAATCAGCTACGTACTAAAACGTGGCCAGAAATAGCGAAGTGGCAACGCCTATCACTGACTAATAATTGGTTTACTTGCACTAAGACAGCTATCTACTCAAACGATCCTAATCACGCTAATGCTTGGCGTGCTGATGCGGTACCGTGGTCAGAGAACAATACAGAGGCATTCGCAGGGCTTCACAATAAAGGCAAGCGTATTATCTTGGTGTTTGATGAAGCGTCTAACATTGCCGATCTGGTATGGGAAGTGGCAGAAGGGGCGTTAACGGATGAAGGCACAGAAATCATTTGGATAGCATTTGGTAACCCAACACGTAATACAGGGCGTTTTCGTGAGTGTTTTCGTAAGTTTAAACATCGTTGGAACACCAAGCAGATTGATAGTCGTACCGTTGAAGGTAGCAACAAAGAGCAGATTAAAAACTGGGAAGAGGACTACGGCGAAGATAGCGACTTCTTTAAAGTCCGTGTTCGTGGTGTGTTCCCGTCAGCATCAGAACTACAGTTTATCCCAACAGGTTTAACTGATGAAGCAATGAAGCGGATTGTCACACAGGCAGAAGTTGCTCATGCGCCTGTAATCATTGGTGTTGACCCCGCCTATTCTGGTATTGATGATGCAGTGATTTATCTGCGCCAAGGTTTATTTAGTAAATGTTTGTGGACGGGCTTTAAAACAACTGACGATGTTGTTATGGCAAAGCGCATTGCTGACTTTGAAGATCAATACAAGGCTGATGCTGTTCATATCGACTTTGGATATGGTACCGGCATTCACTCCATTGGAACAAGTTGGGGTCGTGTGTGGCGTTTAGTTAAGTTTGGTGGTGCATCAACAGATCCACAAATGCTAAACAAACGTGGTGAAATGTATAACAGCGTTAAGACATGGCTTAAAATTGGCGGGGCTATTGATGATCAGGAAACCGCAGATGATTTGTCATGTGGTGAATACAAAGTTCGTGTTATCGATAGTAAGATTGTACTAGAAGATAAAACAGAAATTAAAAAGCGTCTTGGTCGTTCACCCGGTAAAGGTGATGCGCTCGCACTGACGTTCGCCTATCCAGTCACCAAAATAGATAGAAATTACTCTTCACTTCATTCTGGCGCTAACGTCAGCAATTCAGATTACGATCCATTCGCATAAAAAAAAGCCCTCTGGAGTAGAGGGCAAACAGTCCTAAGGTAAAGCACGCTGTCGTGGTAACAATACCGAGAAAAAATGCAGTGGCATTGCATGACCAAAATGGTAGTTATAATTTTCAATATTGTCAAATAACATGTATTATTAATTTAATATGCAATATTGGTTAATTATAAAGGTGTGTCGATATGTGTAATCCATTTGGCAATACTCCAAAAATTACAACTCCTCCTGCTGTTCAGGCAGCACCTCAAGAACAAGATGCGGCAGTAACGGGTAGTCGTGATGATGAAATGCGTCGTCGCCGTGCAGCCGCAGGTCGTAAGTCTACGTTACTAACAGGTGCGCAGGGTGCGACAAGTTCAGCATCCACCAGCGGTAAAACCTTACTTGGTCAATAAGGGGTGACTATGTCAACGCCATTGAAACAACAGCTACTGCAACAACTTAATCAGTTGGAAACAGAGCGTAGCTCATTTGAACCGCATTGGCGTGAATTGTCAGATTTCACTCGTCCTCGTAGTACGCGCTTTACTGCATCTGAGGTTAATCGAGGTGATCGCCGTAATAGTAAGATCATTGACCCTACGGCGTCTTTAGCTTCATCGGTGCTTTCAAGTGGCATGATGTCAGGCATTACAAGTCCTGCTCGTCCTTGGTTTCGTTTAGCGACACCTGATCCTGATTTAATGGATTATGGCCCTGTAAAACTTTGGCTAGAAACCACAGAACAACGCATGAACGAAGTGTTCAATCGTTCTAATCTCTATCAGTCATTACCGTTGATGTATGGGGATTTAGGTACCTTTGGCACTGCAGCAATGGCCGTTGTTGAAGATAGCCAGCGTATTATCCGTACCGTTCATTTCCCTCTTGGCAGTTACTACATTGCGAATAGCCCAAGCCTGAGTGTTGATGTTTGCTATCGCAAATTTACGATGACCGTTCGCCAGTTGGTAATGGAGTTCGGGATTGATAGCGTTAGCGACACTGTTAAATCAATGTGGAATTCAAGCCAGTACAGCCAATGGGTTGAAGTGGTTCATGCCGTATATCCAAACCTTGAACGACAAACAGGAAAGTTAGAGGCGAAGCACAAGCCTTTTAAATCCGTTTATCTTGAAGTGGCGGGTGATCACGAGAAAGTGTTACGTGAGTCTGGCTATGATGAATTTCCTATCATGGCGCCACGTTGGGAAGTCAATGGTGAAGATGTTTACGGTTCATCTTGCCCTGGTATGTTGGCGTTAGGTGGTACTAAAGCGCTTCAATTAATGCAAAAGCGTAAAGCGCAGATGATTGATAAGCTGACCAATCCACCTTTACAAGTGCCAGCCTCATTAAAAAACCAACGGGTAAATACCATACCCGGAGGCATTAACTATCTTGATGAGGCCAATCCTACTAATAAAATTCAAACGATTTTTGATGTTCAACCCGTAGCATTGAAAGCACTACTTGAAGATGTTCAAGATACCCGTCAACTGATTGATACCGCTTACTTTGTCGATTTATTCCGCATGATGCAAATGGTGAATACGCGCTCTATGCCGATTGAAGCCGTTGTTGAAATGCGTGAAGAGAAGCTATTGCAATTAGGGCCTGTTCTGCAACGCCTTGATTCTGAGTTACTCGACAAGCTGATTAATCGCACTTTCTCAATCTTGGTAAACAAAAATTTACTACCTATTGCGCCTGATGAAATGCAGGGTATGGATCTAAAGGTTGAGTACATTTCTGTAATGGCTCAGGCACAGAAAGCTATTGGCGTTGGCAGTATCGAACGCTTTGCTGGCTTTGTTGGCAATCTGGCAAAAGTTAAGCCAGAGGCCCTCGATAAACTTAACGCTGATGATGCCATTGATAATTATGCGTCTGCTATTGGTGTTTCTCCAACTATCGTTGCAACCAATGAGCAAGTACAAGCCATACGTCAACAACGACAAGCACAGCAACAACAAATGGCACAGATGCAAATGGCGCAGTCCGCTATTGATGGTGCTAAAACGCTCAGTGATACCAATCTTGATAATGATAGTGCCTTGTCCGCTATGGCTGGTGGAGGTGCTCAATGACACATCCATTTGATGCGTATGAAGACGAGAGAATCGCTCGCACTGAATACGATATTCAACAAAAAAATAGGCAAGAGAAAGAAGAGCAACAGCTAAAAGAGGTTATGTCCACAAAAGCTGGTCGTGCTGTTATTTGGCGTTTGATTTCTGACTCTGGCGTATTTCGTAGCTCTTTTTCTAATGATCCCTATGCAATGGCATTTAGAGAGGGCGAGCGTAACTATGGGTTAAAAGTTTTCAATCAATTACACCAAGTTTGCCCTGAGCTTTATGCGCAAATGGCAAATGAAGCAACTACACCAAGCGTTTAACAACGGGAGAAACAGTCATGAACTTATGGCAGAAATTAATTATGCGTCGTTTGTATAACGAGCAACACAGCGAGGGAGGTGAAGGCGGTGGCGGTACAGCAACGGAACCTACTCAAGAAACATCAGCAACAGATAAAAATGAGCCACCAGCAAACAGTGATGATCCTACTAAAAGCACTGAAAAAAAGAATGGTGAAGAGCAGGGCAAGCCGGCTGATAAGAAAAATGATGCCAATAAATCAGATGTAGGTGCGCCTGAAAAGTATGAATTTAAAGCACCAGAAGAAGGGCAAGAGCTTGATAAAGGTGCATTGGAAGTCTTTGAGCCGATTGCTCGTGAGCTGAATTTAAACAACGAACAAGCGCAAAAACTGGTTGATGTTTATGGCTCTAAAATCATGCCTGCTATTCAGAAACAAATCAATGATGGTTGGCAAAAGCAGACTGAGCAATGGGTTAAAACTGTTAAAGCAGATGAAGAATTAGGATCAAATGAGTCTATTGGTGCAGCACAAAAGGCATTAGATACCTATGGTTCTGATGATTTGAAATTGTATTTAACAGAAACAGGGTTAGGTAATCACCCAGAGATTATTCGGGCTTTTGCCAAGATAGGCAAAGCAATGTCAGAGGACGGTCTTGTCACTGGCAACAGTAACGGCAGTAAAAGTGCTGCTGATGTTTTATTTGGATAACAAAGAGGAAATAACATGCCTGCTTTAACTCTCGTTGATTGGGCTAAACGACAAGGCCCTGACAGCAAGCAAGCGAAGATCGTCGAATTGCTGAATCAGTCTAATGAAATCCTTGATGATATGGTTTTCGTTGAAGGTAACTTACCAACGGGTCACCGTACAACCGTTCGTACAGGTCTGCCGTCAGCAACATGGCGTTTGCTTAACTATGGTGTACCGCCAAGCAAATCAACCACAGCACAGGTTACTGATGCTATTGGTATGCTGGAAACCTATTCTGAGGTTGATAAAGACCTAGCTAACTTGAACGGGCAAAAGAATGAATTTCTATTGTCTGAATCAATTGCATTCTTAGAGTCAATGAACCAGCAAATGGCTGAAACAGTTATTTATGGTGATGCTACGGTTCATCCTCAGCGCTTTACGGGTTTAGCTGCACGCTTTAACGATATGAAAGCAAAGAATGCAGTCAACATCATTGATGCTGGTGGTACTGGTAGTAACTTAACTTCTGTGTGGTTAGTGGTATGGGGTGAAAACACTGTCCACGGTATTTTCCCTAAAGGTTCTAAAGCAGGTTTAGAGCAAAACCATTTAGGTGAAGTTACTTTAGAAGATGAGAACAAAGGTAAATACCAAGGCTTTCGTACTCATTTCCAATGGAAAAATGGTATCTCAGTTCGTGACTGGCGTTATGTTGTCCGTATCGCCAATATTGATTTATCCAAAATTGGTAAAGATCCAGAAAAATCGGACACACTCGATTTGCCAGACTTGTTTATTCAAGCAATTGAGAAGATCCCTAATCTCTCTATGGGGCGTCCTGCTTTTTATTGTAACCAGCAAATTCGTAGCTGGATGCGTCGTCAAATTAAAAACAGCAAAAACGTCAATATTTCCATGGCAGAAGTTGCCGGTAAGAAAGTTGTTTCATTCGATGAAATTCCTGTTCGCCGTGTTGATGCCATCTTAACGACTGAAGATCAGGTGAAATAAGTTATTGCGGTGTCGTTTAACGGCTCCGCTAACTTTCATTTATTTGGAGATAGTCAAAATGATTTTAGATAAAGAAACGCTTTTTTCACTGGATCAGGCGGTTACTGCATCTGCTGTAAGTAAGCAAATTATCGACTTAACGCCAGTGCATGGCACATTTCGTGATATCGGTATTGGTGAGCCATTAGAGCTGTTTGCACAAGTGACTGAACAGGCTAAAGCAGCAGGTGAAGCGACTGTTCAAATCAAGTTAGAAACCGCGACAGACGATAAATTCTCTGATGCTAAATCTATCTTTGAATCTGTGGCAATACCAATTGCTGATTTAAATGCAGGTAAACGTATTGTGGCGAAAGTACCTCAAGGCGTTCTGAAGTACCTGCGCCTGCAATATGTTGTTGCAGAAGGGCCATTAACGGCGGGTAAGTTCACCGCGGGCATTAACCTAACTGTTGATGCTCATCCTATTTACGATGCTGTAACTCAATAAGGTGTGACATGTCACGATATAAGGTTTTAAAAAAATCATTTATCGCTGGGCGTCTACTTGAAATCGGTGAAGAGGTTGAGTACGACGGTATAGCTGGCGATAACTTAGCGTTAATTGGTGGCGCTGATGCTCGACTTAATACTCATAGTATGGCTGATGGGGCTGGTGATAATACTGGTGAAGGCATAAGTAATATTGCTGTTAGCGGTTCAGGTATGGCAATTGATTCAAGCCTTGATGCGCTTCGTGAGCAATATACCCAGCTATTTGGTAAAGCACCTCATCACAATATGGGCGCAGATAAAATGCGCACCGCAATAGATGAAAAGCGGAAAGAACTTGGGGTTTAACCCCCGATGACAAAGGGGGCGAAAGCCCCTTTTTTATTTTCTACCTGAGCCGAGAGATATCCAATGAAACTAACCAATCTAAAAACCAGCACAGAAACTTATGAAAATGCCAAAGGTGAAAAAGAAACTCGTGAAGAATATCCATACGGGCTACGTATTTCACTTGAAAACGACACAATAGAAAAATTAGGCGTTTCTATTCCTGATGTAGGTGAAAGTATTGAGCTGTCTGCTGTTGCCAAAATACTGTCTAAATCTATTAATGAACGTGAAGGTAAGAAGTCAGTATATGTAGAGTTACAAATAAACGATCTGGCTCTAGGTGCAGGCGACACAAAATCAACGGCAGATGTTCTTTTTGATGGGGGTGAATAATGGCCTCAGAAATTGAAATTTGCAATATTGCATTAAGTCGCATTGGTAATAGTCGTTCAATTAATAGCATGACTGAAGCCAGCAAAGAAGCAGTTCAATGCAACCTTCATTATGCGCAATGCCGTGATAGTGTATTGGCCGATTTTCCTTGGAACTTTGCAACTAAAAAGGTGGCATTAGCCAATACAAATAATCCCCCACCTAATTGGGCGTATGCCTATCGCTATCCTAATGATTGTCTAAAAGCCATTGGTATTGTCGAACCTCATCAAAAGTACCGTAGACCAGATACAGCAATCCATTTTCATGTTGGTTCAGATGAAAACGGTACTGGTCGATTAATTTTTACTGATCATCCTAGTGCTTGGCTTGAATATGTTGCACGTATTACTGACGTCAATATGTTTGATGCGTTATTTAAAGATGCGCTTGCATGGCGTTTAGCGGCTGAATTGGCTCGTCCATTGGCATCAAATGCGGGTATTGGTGGTGAGGCATTACAAATTTATCAAGGTGTTATTAAAAGCGCGGCCGCACATTCATTAAGTGAGTCAGCAGAGCCAACTGATTATATGGATGAATTCACACAAGCGAGGTTGTCATAATGCCATTTAGTCTTATTCAACCTAGTTTTTCAGGCGGTGAAATTGCACCAAGCCTATATGGTCGTGTTGATCTTGCGAAGTATTCAACAGCACTGCGCAAGTGCCATAACTTTATTGTTCGTCAATATGGCGGCGTTGAGAATAGACCAGGCACACGATTTATTGCTGAAACAAAGTATCAAAATAAGAAGTCTCGACTTATTCCTTTCCAATTCAGCACCGTACAAACCTATGCGTTAGAGTTTGGTGATTGTTATATTCGCGTATTTAAAGATGGTGGGCAGGTTCTCTATGCTGATGGTGAACATAAAGGCGAAGTGTTTGAATTAGCGACACCTTATAAAGAAGCTGATTTGTTTGATTTGAAGTATACGCAATCAGCCGATGTTATGACGATTGTTCATACTGATTATCCACCAATGGAGTTACAGCGTTACGATCATGATGATTGGAAGTTAGTCTTCGTTGAAACCAAGAACGGTCCATTTGAAGATATCAATACCGATAAGGCAATGAAAGTTTATGCCAGTGCAAGTACTGGGCAAATTACGTTAACGTCTACGCATGATATTTTTGGTACCGAGCAAATAGGTAAGCAGTTCTATTTAGAACAACGTGATATTGATGCGGTTCCTGTATGGGAAACAGATAAAACAACCAACCTTAATGATCAACGCCGTGCTGACAGTAACTACTATCGTGCCAATAGTGGCGGTAAAACAGGAACACTAAGACCGTCTCACACGGAAGGAATGAGCTGGGATGGTTGGGGTGGTGATACAGGGATCCAGTGGGAATATCTGCATAGTGGTTTTGGTATCGTAAAAATTGAGACTGTTAGTGAAGATGGCAAAACAGCCACAGGAAAGGTGATCTCTTATATTCCATCCAATGCTGTTGGTGAAGACAACGCTAGCCATAAATGGGCGCGTGCAGTGTGGAATGATGTTGATGGTTATCCAAGCACCGTTGTTTATTATCAACAACGTTTATTCTTTGCCGGCTCTCGTGCCTACCCACAAACGATATGGGCTAGTCGTAGCGGTGACTATAAAGACTTTGGGCGCAACAATCCTATTCAAGATGATGATCGCATTATCTACACGTATGCAGGTCGTCAAGTTAATGAAATTCGCCATTTGATTGATGTCGGTTCGCTGGTGGCATTGACCTCTGGTGGTGAATATCAAATCACAGGCGATCAGAACAAAGTACTTACACCTTCTAGTTTTTCAATGTCATCACAAGGGGCTAACGGCTCAAGTGATTTACCGCCAATCTCTGTTGCGAATATTGCGCTTTATATACAAGAGAAAGGTAGTGCTGTGCGTGATTTATCGTATTCCTTTGATGTGGATGGGTACCAAGGCACTGACTTAACTATGTTGGCAAATCACCTATTTCAACGTCACCGCATTGTTGATTGGTCATTTACTACGGTTCCATATTCTATTGCATGGTGCATACGTGACGATGGGTTAATGCTGGCTTTAACCTATTTAAGAGAACAACAAGTTTTTGCATGGGCGCCACAATCGACAGAAGGGAAATTTGAGTCAACGTGTTCGATCAGTGAAGGCAATGAAGATTCAGCCTATTTTATTGTTCAGCGTACAGTAAACGGTAAACAGGTTCGGTATGTAGAACGATTAGCCAGCCGTTTATTTACTCGTACAGAAGATGCTTTCTTTGTGGATTCTGGCTTAAGTTATGACGGTAGAAATACTGATGATGTAAAAACAGCAACCATCACTGGCGGTTCGGGTGAGTGGAACTATCAAGAAAACTATCCATTAGTGATTTCAGGTGATCCGGTCTTTAGTGCTTCTGATATTGGTAGTGCCGTCAATATTCCTTATTTTGAAGATAATGAACACAAAGAGCTTCGCTGTAAGATTGTTCAATATGTATCTGCAAATCAAGTGGTTATTTCTGCTAATCGCAATATTCCACCAGCATTACAAAATACACCCACTACTGAATGGAACATTGCCCGCTATCGCTTTGCTGGCTTAAATCATCTTGAAGGTAAGACAGTTAATATTCTTTCTGATGCTAATGTTTCACCTCAGGCTATTGTCACCAATGGTGTAGTGGAAATTGATACACCATCATCCGTAGTGCATATCGGATTACCTATTACCAGTGAATTAGAAACACTTGATATCCATATCAATGGGCAAGAAACGTTACTTGATAAGAAGAAGCTTATTAAGGTTGCCAGCTTAATTGTAAATAGTAGTCGGGGTATTTGGGCTGGTACTGAAAAAGAACGGCTATATGAGTATCCTCAACGTCAATTCGAGTTTTACGACAATCCTGTTGATGATGCCACAGGCATTGTTGAAATTAATTTAGATGCAGATTGGAGCAAAAACGGACGTGTCTTTATTAGACAGGTTGATCCGTTACCGTTAGCGGTGCTTTCTGTTATTCCGCGTATTGATGCTGGTGGTTTTTAATATGAAAAAATATCATGTACAAATTATTCCTGCCACTCATAAACATATTGTTCGTTTATTACCACATGTAAGACAAGCTGATGTTGATGAGTTCTACGCTATGTCAATGCAAACACCTGAGCAGGTATTACGACATGGCTTATCTGTTTCTACTAAAGCCTATGCCGGCATTATTAATGATGAGCTGGTGACTATTTTTGGTGTTGCTTCTGGCTCATTACTTACTGGCTTAGGTGTTCCTTGGTTGGTGGGTTCTAACTTATTAGAGCAACATCAGAAAACCTTTCTACGACGCTGTAAACCCATCTTAAAACAAATGTTAGGGCAATACCCAACACTGATGAATTATGTCGATGAACGTAATCATATTGCTAAGGCTTGGCTCCATTGGTTGGGGTTTCAGATTGAAGAAGCAAAGCCAGCAGGTTTACTTCAGTTACCTTTCCATCGTTTTACTTTGAGGGCTAAATAATGTGTGAACCAACAACATTAGCGGCAGCAGTAATTGGTACTTCTGCATTGCAAGCATACGGACAATATACCGATGGTAAATTTCAAGCATCAGTGGCAAATCAAAACGCCAAAATTAATGAAGATGCTGCACTTGATGCAATTAATAAAGGCAATGCTCAGGCACAAGAACAGCGTAGACGCACTCGCCAATTATCCGGCACACAGGCGGCAACAATGTCAGCCAGTGGCATTGATTTAAGCACTGCGGGGGCTTTAGATATTTTGGGTGATACAGCAGCTATGGGCGAGCTTGATGCGTTAACTATGGTTAATAACGCTTCTCGTGAAGCGTATGGCTATCGTATGCAAGCTGAGAATGATCGCCTTAATGCAAAAATGGCAAGACGCTCAGGCAATATGGGGGCAATGACAACGTTATTAACAGCACCTATTCAAGCTTATGGTGCGTATCAGCTGGCTGGTGGTACATGGAGTCCATTCGGTGGTGGTGGCTCAGGTGCTGCGAAAGCTGGTAAGACATTTGCTAAAGCACCAAAAGGATTTTAATTATGCCAAAGGTTCCTACATACGATAATAGAACGGTTATGCCTGAGCAGTTACCAAATAATGGGTTTTCTGTTCAATCATCACCAGATGCTTTTGGCGCGGGCTTTGGTCGTGTTGGTGAGCAATATGTTGGTTTATTTGCAGAAGCAAAACAAAGAGCCAATGTTGCACTGGCGCAAGATGCCGCATTACAGCTACGACAGAAAGCCAACGAACTGATGACCGATCCACAAAATGGATTACTTTCTCAACAAGGTAAAAATGCGATTGGTAAAGCGTCTGAGTATGAGCAGTCATTTCGTGATTATGCTGGTGAAATATCATCAACATTACCTGACGATATTGTTCGACAAAGCTTTATGCAACAAGCGCAAGAAATGGGTGTTCAGTTTGCATCACAAGCGAATCGTCATGAGATGGGGCAAATCAAAGCTTATGAACAAGATCAGTTTCAATCAACGCTAACATTAAATGCAGAGTCTGCCGCATCAATGTACGGAGATAATCAGGCTTATATCTCTGCACATAAACAAGTGTTTCAGCAAATAGAAGAGTTTGGATTATCACACGGTTGGGGTGAAGAGCAGATCCTCGCCAAGAAACAAGAATTCAAAGTGGCAACTGCTCGTAAAGCGATTGAAAATCAACTCGGTGCTGATTATATGGGGTTCTTAGAACGAAATGGAGAACCTTCAAGCCTTGGTGGTGCTACCAGAAATAATGCGTTCTATGGTGGTACTGTTAGTAAAGTTAAAGGAATGACCCAGCAGGGCAATATTAACTTACTCAATAGACCAACAGTTAAAAACGAAGACGGCTCAATTAGTACAGTAAGAACGATTTCTATTGGTACTGATGATGGTGAAGTGCTAATACCTACCGTAAGTGACGATGGCAAGCTGTTATCTGATGATGAAGCCATTGCGTTATACGAGCAAACAGGTAAGCACTTAGGAATTTTTGATAACCGAGAAGATGCAACTGCTTACGCTGATAATCTGCATAAACAGCAAGAGAATATGTATACACCTAGTAACGGTGATACAAGAGGTGTTAGAAACAACAACCCTGGTAATATTCGACTATCTAGTAATAAATGGGTAGGGCAAACCGGTGATGATGGTGCATTTGCTAAGTTTGCCACACCTGAGCACGGCATTAGAGCATTAGGTAAAAATCTACTTTCTTATGCTCGACAGGGTTTTGTTACACCAGAGCAGATCATTAATCGTTGGGCGCCACCAGAAGATAATAATGATACTCAAGCATACATTGAGTATGTATCTGATTACCTTGGTGTTGCACCCAATCAACCATTAGATTTAACGAATCTCGATACCTTAACGCATTTATCGACAGCGATAATGTATAAGGAAAATGGCCGTAATCGTGTTAATTACACTGATGAGCAGATAGCAACAGGCATACAGTCAGCACTTGGTTTTGTTGAATTGCAAACTACATCAGAAGCACCAAAACTATTAACTGGATCTGCCGCTTTCGATGCCTTAGATGAAGTTGATCAAGCAAAATATTTACGACAAGCAGAACAGCTACGTAAGCAAAAGCAAGGTGAGTTACAGCAACAATTCGGTACTCGTGTCGCTGACTCTTACGCAGCATGGGAAAGAGGACTTGAAGCACCTAATGCGCCTACTCATGATGAGTTAATCTCTGCGTTTGGCTATGACAAAGGTTCTGCTATGTCTGCCGATATGCAAGAAGCTAAGCGTTATGCTGGTTTTATGTCAGTAGCTAAAGAGATGTCTCCACAAGCACAGCAGGCTTTGTTATCTCAAATCAGACCACAAACGGGCGAAGCAAACTACGAAAGCAAAATTCAACGTTGGGAGAAATTTGGTAAGTTCGTTGAAGGTAATATCAAGGAACAAGATAAGCAGTTTGCTGCTAACCGATTACAACTTTCAATACAAAATAACTTTCCGCTTGATCCTAATGATAAGAATAATCAGCAGGCAGCAGATGATTACTTTGAACAACATATTCAGCAGAGCTTTAATTTACGTGATGATAATAGCTTAAATGCCGTTGCTGAACTTACAGCAAGAACAGGGATTATCCCATCACAAGTTAAGTCTGTATTGAATATGGGGGCAACGTCTAAAGATCCTGAAGTTGTTCTTCCTATCGCGAAAATGTATGGGCAGATATTTGATAACAATCCGGCATCAGCGACTGATATTCCATCAAGCACAATGGCGTATTACTCAAAAGTATATAGTTTAAGTCGAGCTGGTATGCCTGATGAGAAAGCGGTAGAAACTGCATTTAAGACGACATTTGAACAAGATGAACGCACTAAGCAAATGATCGCTTCTCAAATCAGGGATAAAGGATATATCAAGGATAGAGATAAAGCAGCGCAATCTAATATCAATGATTTTTACCCTTGGTATAAACCATTTTCTTCACCAAGCGTTAGTAAGCCTGGTACTCAAAATGGCGCTTACTTACGTGACTATCAAACACTGTATGACGCTAACTTTGCTGAAACAGGCGGTGACGCAGAACTAGCCAAGAAAATGACCAACGCTCAAATTAAAAGAACGTGGGCGGTATCTAATATCAATGGCAGTGAAGAGGTTATGCGTTATGCACCCGAAGCCGTATACGGTATTAATGAATCAGGTGCTGGCAACTGGATCGCTGGACAATGGGAAGAAGAGAAAAAGCAATTAATGTCTAAGTCATTTGGTGGCGCTTCTTCTGGCACTGAAATCGTTATTGTCTCTGATGCAGTGACTCCCAGAGATTACAGCTACGGCATAATGATAAAACAAACCGGTAGTGATGATATCCCTATTTATCGCCCATACACGGGAGATAACGGTTTACCTATTCGCTTTAAACCAGAACAGTCATCATCACCAATGTATAAAGAGGTAATGGAAAAACGCCAGCAAAGCGTTAAGGAAGCTCAGGATAAAAGGGAACGAGAAGAAGCATTGGATAAATCGCGCTCAGAATTTGATGAACGTCGTCAAAGTATCCGTGAGCAATATAAAGAAGCTCACAATGAGCGAGTAAATAAATTCAATAATTATTTTTCTTGGGATAAAAACTGATGCCTATTTACGAACAACAACCTGATGATATTTTATCTGCGGATATTAATGCTGTTCAGCAAACTGAACCTACTTACGGTGATAATGTTTCACCGTCTTGGTATGACCCTATTAATCCGCTTGATGATAGAAGGCAAACTAAAGAATTACGTGATGCGGCGTTTCGTATCGATAACTCAGTGGGTAGCTTGATTGCTACTGCACCTTTTAATCAATTTGAAGATGTAGAAGGCTATAACCCATTTGAAGATGAATTAACGCTTTCAGGCTATGAAGACTATGCCGATGCCTTTATTCATTCAAACTCTCCTCAAGAAACCGCTGCAATAAAACAACGCATTGATCGTGAGAAGAATGATAGACAGCAATTAATGGATTCAGGTGGTGCCGGTATTGTGAGTAGCATAGCTATGGGGGTTATTGATCCAATTAATGTCGCTGCAATGATGATACCAGGTGGTGCAATAGTAAAAGGCGGTAGTGTTGGTGCAACAGCAGGTAAGTTTGCATTGGCAAATACTGCTGGTGGCGTAGCTTCTGAAATGGCATTACATAGTACCCAAGAAACACGAACATTAACTGAGAGTGCGATTAACGTTACTCTGGATGCCATGATAGGCGGAACCTTAGGTTCAGCTGCGCAATTAGTTAGAAATCGAGGTGAGTTAATTAATAAAGTTAGAAATGACATTATTGAACCTCAACCAAGTAATAATCCACCAGCCAATCAATCTGGTGATCGAAGCATTGGTGCTGCGGAAGTTGCTAATACCACACTTGAACAAGAGACACTAAAAGGACCCTCTTTTGTTAATAGAACAATGATGGTTAGCCCTGTTGGCCGTGTTGCTCAATCACCATCTAAAACAGCGCGCCAAATTAACCAACAACTCACAGAAAACAACTTTACCTTTGCTAAAAATGAAGAAGGTATTGCGACATTTACCGCTGTTGAAACAAAAGTGAGAGGTTATGAAACACTTGTTTATAAGCAAGTAGAATCGACGAAAGACCACTTTAAACAGTATCGTCAATCTGGTGGCCGTGATATGAGCTATTACCAATTTAGTGAAGCTGTTGGTGATGCTATGCGTAACGGTGATACTCATGCGATACCACAAATTGCTGAGGCGGCACGTTCTATTAGACCTATTGTCGAAGCAACCAAAGATAGAATGGTTGAATTAGGGATCTTGCGTGAAGGTGTAAAGGTGACAACGGCACAAAGCTATTTCCCTCGTATTTATAAATTCGATAAAATTTTAAATGATCGTACTGAATTTAAGAAAATCATTGCTGACTGGTTAGAAGAGATTAATCAAACCTCAATAAATAAAGCCAAAGGTAGCCTTAATCGTGCTGAAATTGGTATTGATAAAGCACGTAACGCTTCACCACAAGCTGAACGTTTAGGGCTTGAGATTAAAGAGGCTGAGAGTTGGTCAGGTAAAAAATCTTTGTTGATGGATGATATTAATAAATATCAAAAAATCATTAATGAAAAGAATGCGGTAGAAGTTGAGTTAAATTCACTATCTAACCTTACTAAGCTAAATAAAACACAAACAAGAAGACAGGCAACATTACAAAGAAAGTTACAACGTATTAATGATGCTGAGAATAAATTACCTGCATTACAACGTAGTGTTGATATTCTTGATAACCCTCGCAAGTTTATAAATGAACATCGTCGTTTAACACGAACTGCAAATTCATTAACTCGCCATGACAGAATTAGACAGTCCGCATTGAATCGCATGACACCTTTAGAGCGTGAAGAATTAGATGCCGCAGCAGATGATATCGTTAATAAAATTATCGGTGCACCGTCAGGCATTGTACCCAGTGAACTGATCCCTGATGGATTAGTTAAGCGTGCTGGTTTTTCAAAAGATAGAACCCTAAACATTCCTGATGAACGCATTAAAGACTATCTCGAATCAGATGTTAACTATGTGATGGAAAACTATATTCGCCAAGTTGCGCCTGAAATTGAACTCACGGCTAAATTTGGTCGTGTTGATATGGATAATCAAATCAAAGCGATTACAGAGGAATACAATCAGCTTATTGCTGATGCAACCACACCTAAAGAACGTAGCCGATTAGAAGCACGAAGAGAGGCTGATTTACGTGATATTCGTGCTATGCGTGATCGTCTATTAGGAACTTATGGCGTACCTAAAGATCCCTCTAGTTTCTTTGTTCGCGCTGGTCGTGTGGCTCGTCACGTTAACTTCTTACGTTTATTAGGTGGCATGACAATATCATCATTACCTGATATGGCTCGTCCGATTATGCAACATGGTTTACGTAGTGCGTTAAAACCATTGGGTAAGATGCTAACTGATATCGGTGCTATGCGTATTGCTAAATCTGATTTACGTGAGATGGGTATTGGTCTTGAATATGTATTATCAAGTCGCTCTAAGGTGATTGCTGACCTTAGCGATCCATACAGTAGACGTAGCTATTTAGAGCGTGGGTTACAATGGTCATCACAGAAATTTGGCAACCTTACGTTGATGAATCAATATACAGACACGATGAAAATGTGGTCTGGTGTTATTACTCAATCTAAGGTACTGAGAGCGGCAAATACTTTAGATGCTGGTGGTACGCTAAGTAAACAAGAAATAAAGAAGCTGGCTCATATTGGTATCGATGAATCAATGCTAAAGCGTATAGCAGATCAGTTTAAGCGACATGGTGAAGACTTAGACGGCATGTTAACAGGGCATAGCCATTTGTGGGATGATCGTGTTGTGCGTGAAACTTTCCAAGCAGCAGTATTAAAAGATGTAAGAACTACAGTTATAACACCAGGTATTGGTGATACACCATTAATGATGAGTAGCGAACTAGGTAAGATTGTAATGCAGTTTAAAACCTTCTTCTTTGCTACTCATAACAGAGCGTTAGTATCAGGAATACAATCAGGTGATGCATCATTTTACTATGGGGCATTACTTCAGGTAGCACTTGGATCCCTAGTCTATATTCTCAAGGCTAAAATGGCAGGGCGTGATATTAATACTGAACCGGCTAACTTAGTAAAGGAGGGTTTAGACTGGTCAGGAATGATGGGATGGCTGGGTGAACCTAACAATGTATTAGAAAACCTTAGCGGAGGTACTTATGGTATGAGTGCTATGTTTGGTGGACCACCAGCATCACGTTATCAAAGCCGTAATGGGATTGGTGCCTTATTAGGTCCTACATTTGACCTTGGCGGTGATATTAAAAACATCACATCAGGTGTATTAAATGGTGAGTTTGATGATAGAGAAGTGCGATCTGTACGCAAACTATTACCTTTCCAAAACTTGTTTTATTTGTCACCATTATTGAATCAAGTTGAGGAGCAGATGAAGTAGAGAAAACGCCATGTGGAATAAAGATAAGTTATTAAAAATACAGAAAAATTATGATGATGCAATGCTTGGCTACAATACAGCAAAATATATTTTTATTGCCTGTATTTTTGGTATGTTTATGAGTTTTCTATTTCCACATGGCGAAACCATATTATTTGTTTTTGTGACAATAGGTTTCTGTTTATACTTTTTTCACTGCAAAGATAAGCTTAAAAAAGCAGAGTTGGTAATGGATGATGCTTGTAAAAGTCTTTTTGGTAAGAAATATAAAGAATCAAAAAGTGATTTTATTAACGAAATATATAAATAGCACCGCTTAAGCGGTGCATAGTTGTCATTTTTTCAATTCATTTAAAATACATTCCACCAACGGTATTATGTTTTTATTGCCTCTCATCTTTTGAACTATAAAGTTTCTCATTGCTATCAGTTCTACAAGTGGAGCTGATACATCATGACCATCTTCTTCCATCTTTGTTAAAAGTGCTTCAAGGTTTGATTTTGTAATTAACTTTTCAATCCCTTTATCGTTATTCACTACATCTGGATAGTTAGCTGGTGCAGGGTATTTATACTTCTTTTCCATGGCTAAAGTCCTCACTAATGAAAATAATTACGTAAACTATAATAATGTAAATGCATTAAAATGTTCATCTAAATGGTTAATTTAATCTTATAATTGATAGCCATTATTGCAAATATGGATATATTTTGTAGTTAAACGTATCATATCCTCATTAACACCAGAGGAGATGAGCAATGACGGTATCTACTGAACTAAGCCATGAAGAGTATGTAGGTAATGGCGTAACAACGGATTTTGATTTTCGTTTCCGTATCTTTGAAGGCAAACATTTGATTGTTGTGGTTGCTGACAGTGACAGCAATGAAAAAACATTAAAGAATGGTACTGATTACACTATTGTTGGTGCAGGTTCCTATCATGGCGGTAAGGTGGTTTTAAATAAACCTTTAGCTCAAGGCTGGAAGATATTATTAGAACGTGATTTACCTGTTGTACAAGAAACTGACTTACGTAATCAGGGAAAATTCTTTGCTGAAGTACATGAAGATGCTTTTGATTATCTAACAATGTTAATTCAAAAGGCATTGGGTACTTTTTCGTTGAGCCTGCGCAAGCCTACCTATCTATCGAATTACTATGATGCTAAAGGAAATCGTATTGCTAATTTGGCACCGCCTAAGTTGGGTACTGATGCAGTAAATAAAGACTATGTTGATAACAGTATTAAGGATATTGATAGCAAGACGTTGCGAGTCAAAGATAAACCTATTAATGCATTACCAAATACTGAGCAACGTGCCAATAAAATTTTAGCATTTGATGATAATGGTCAACCAATAACTGTTTTACCTGAGAGCGGGTCGGCTTCGGATGTGCTGATTGAGTTGGGTAAACCTATAGGTGCTAGTTTAGTAGGTACTGAATCCGGTAAAACTATACAAGAGTCTATAAACTTGAGTGGCGTCTCAAATACTTTTTGTAAAAAAGAACATGTGTCAGTACCAATTAGAAATAAATACTATGATGAGATTATTTCTATAGTTGGGGGTGACTATGGATTTCCTCAGGGTTTTGACATTGATGATGATGGAAATTTTTGGATGAATTTCCCAATCGGGAATAAGCAAAAACGACCTGTTATTGTGTTTAGTAAAACCGGAAAAATGATTACGTGGTTTACGATACCTGAAAGCTCTAGTCAGAGCATTGTGGTTACTGGATCTGTTCCCAACATTAAAATATATGACCGACAATTTGGCGACCAAGGCTATTTATATGAGTACGATATAGGTAATTTCCCAGCAAAAGGCGTGAATATAACCACTGGTACAAAAACAAACGCCTTAGTTTCATCATCCATGTTTGCCGTAAGAAATGGTGTTGTAATTACCCAAAGTAGCAAACCATATATTAATAATACTGGTGAAAGCTCAACCATATATACAATGGATCTTGCATCAGGAAAGGTTATTGGAGTTATTCGCTTATCACCAATGTTTGTTGGTTTTCCAACTCCGAGAGATGACATTCCCGGTTGGTATCAAAAATTATGGAAAATGCAAGGATTGACCTTATCTAACACAGGAACAATATTAATTGCGTACGGCGGGTCGTATAAACCATACGTAGAATGGTTATCCCAAGAATTGGATTCTGTTCATGATATAGGTATTGCTGAAATATCAATGCAAGGTGAGTTGCTTAGACACAGCGTTTGTAAGGCTGGTAAGTTTTTACACAAAATAAATGGCTATGGCTATTCTGCATCAAGAACAGAAAACGAAGGTATTTCGATATCCCCTGATGGCAAAATTATTTCACTTAATGCAATTTCAGATCCTGAAAATGAAACTATTAATTACCCAAAAGGACTATTATTTTTGGAAGAATTCTCACCGAAATCTGACGGAATGGATTTTTCAGAATGCAGATCAAGTTACGCGCCATTTAACCGACTATCACTGTCAGAAACAGGAAGAAATTTTAACGGTAGATATTACAATCCAATTACAGGTGAGCCGTTTACAGACCTACCAGATTTAATAAAATACATGATCTACTTTGATGTATTTGAATTCCAGTGGTGTCCAAGATTTGAACCTCAGCTGATAATTGATGGGGTTGTTTCATCTAGTGAGGGTGTATGTAAATTAATTCAAGGTGATCAGTATAACTTCACGCTGGAATATAAAAGTGTTAGTAACATCGCTACATATGTGATTAATGGTAGCCTAGATGATGGTTGGAAGATAAAAAATGAACAATCTAGCAGGTTGATTGAATTAAAATCCACAGGACAAGGGCGAACCAGTATTAAATCGTCGAATTCAGTTACTGGGGATAATAAACTCTCAGTTATTGATGTTGCTATTCAGCCTAACACTTCAGTCATTAGAGTTGGAGGAAGTCAAGACAATGACTTATCACCTAGTTTGATTGAATTTCACACATCGTTATCGGAAAATAAAAAAATACCATTAGCAGTCGAAAGTGTGACTGTTAGACCAGGAGTAGATGGTGAAACCGCTCTAGGGTGGTCAAACAAAAGATGGAAGGATTTATATGCGGTTAATGGGGCTATTGTCACATCAGATGAACGAAAGAAATGCAAAATAAGTGATTTAAGTGATGCTGAAAAAAGAACTGCAATCACAATAAAATCACTTATTAAAAAATATAAAATGAAGGACTCTGTAGCGGAAAAAGGTAGTTCTGCTCGGTGGCATTTTGGGGTAATAGCTCAGGACATTATTGACGTTTTTAGCAAAAACGGACTTGATGCGCTTGATTATGGCATTATATGTTATGATGAATGGGAAGAAGAAGGAAAGTTAAAAAATTCTTATGCTGTTAGATATGATGAACTTTTATGTTTTATAATATCGGCAATATAGCGAATTGGGGCAATCGCCCCAATTTTTACAAGTTACTTATAGATCTCTGATGCTGTTAATCCATCTGATTTTTCTGATAGAAATTTTAACTTCTCATCATATGACATAACGACTGGGTTATCACTTTTATTTGAAAAAATATCATAACCAGGAGGTGTTAAATTTGTTGTTACCCCTATCCACTCAGGGAAATAATTAAAGAAATTATAAGCGCTACGAGTGATATCTACTTTTGTTGTATTCTTATCATCGCTAGATGCAATAAAAAATGGAATTTTATATGACTGAGATATTGCATCATTTCTATAAATTTTATAGTCATTGTCTTTTCCTATAATATTTAAAGCATGATCTGAAAAATATGCTAAAGAAAATGTATCACCATTTTCTTTCAAAGACCCGTATACCTCATTAATGAAATCATCTGTCTTATTGTATGTTGATAAATAACAATTAATCAATTCTCCATGTGGACTGTTATATATTATACCATAGTCATTTAACCTATAGCATGGGTACTCATGGGATCCAACAATATGTATAAATACAACTTTCTTTTCAGAAGAACGTAACACTTGTTTAACTATCGGTAATAGCGAGTAATCATCCCAATCATTGAAATGCTTATAGTCGGCAAAATTAGATATTCTACTTGTTGATATGTTATATTTCCCAGTATACCCTTGAGATGATATCCAGTAGGTTTTAAATCCAGCCATCTTTGCAAGTGTTATAATATTATCTTCTTCTCTTATTTTTCCTTTATTATTACTATGTGCGAGAATTCTTGGTACAGATAATGTTGTGTTTATAGCCGTACTGATGTAATTAGTAATATATTTCTTTGGTATCTCATCGATATGTGGGGTTGTTTTTTCTTTGAATCCATAAAGAGACATAAAGTCACTTCTCATTGATTCGCCAATTATAACAACATATGTGTTATATTTTTTTGAAATGTTCTTAATTTCCCATGTTGTTGTAGGCAACTTATCAATGCGCAATGCATTATATTCATTTACAATTGAGTTAATATCATCGTAATAAGTCATGTAAACTACTTTTTTTGATATAAAAGCAAAAAGAATGATAAGGAATATAAATATAATTTTTTTTGATTTTGATTTTGATTTTGATTTTGATTTTGATTTTATATTCTTACATTGATAGATGAAAAATACTATGAAAAGAATAGATAGGATAAGTGAGTATAATACTTGTATAGTAGGAATTGATTTATAGTATTGAACTACTTCACTAATATTTGAAGAAATCGCAACATCAAGCATTGACTTTTTTAACAAACCATTTGTTAATATAGCGTGAGGAAGTAAAAAAGAAATAGATATTTGTAGGATTAGGGTTATTATTCTTGAAAATAATAAGGTACTTGTCGAACAAAAAAATAATGTTAGAATAATTGTATCGGTTAAATTTGATTTAAGGCACAGAATATATTGAATTAATATTGATGTTATTATAGATGGCGCAGCCACACAAAGTGAAAAAATTAAATATTTTCTTAAAATGTCTTTATTCATATTGTTGATCCAGCATATGATTTATTTAAGTACCAAGTAAAAAATAAGAAAAAACGCTTATTGAAATAGTCTATTTCTTTATGTTTATTCTTTACTACATTATTCATTAGTATTATATATGAAATTATTTATATCTATTAAGTAATTACTTTGCATTTTTTGCATTACCTTTTAATCATATTATGTTTTTTGCTGTGCGAAGTTTACCATTTTTGTAAAGATAAGTCAGTATGAACATGGGGCTATCATTCTTTCTTACGCCAACATTGTAACAATATTGAATTCCATGATTAATATTTTGCGCTATAATGCATTTTATTAGCCAATGTGGTTATGTGATATCATGATTATTCATTAATCACTGGTACTACACTCATGCAAGAAGATGTCTACACAAAAGCTGGGATTGGCACTACTGCTTTTCTTGGTTACTTCGCAGGGCTTCCAGCAGAAGTTGTTATGGGTTCACTGTTGGGAGCCATCTTCTTTACTACTGCTGCTACTGAATATAGCTTTAAACGTAGATCGGTATTAGCCTTTCTAAGCTTCGTTTGTGGTCTTATATTCTTTAGTCCTGCAGCAACTATCTTTATTTCTGTTACTGGTCTTTTCGGTGTGAAACCGGAGCAATACGAAATCGAACATATCGATGCCGTAGGTGCTTTTGTTTCCGCTTTGCTTGTGGTTAAGTTAAGCGTAAAAGCATATGGAAGGGCTGATATACCGAAACAAGGAGGGCAACAATGAAATGCGAAACATTGCTCACTATTGTTAATGCCATCATCTGTACTGTCATTTTTCTACGTGTGTTCTATTTTAAACGTGACGGCAGACAACACTGTAAAAAAGGTGGATGGTTAGCTTTCCTCATTCTTGCTTACTCTTCAAGCGTGCCTATTCGCGCTTACTTCGATCCTAATTATCACGCTGATATCTACAACATCTTTGCCAATATCCTGATCTGCACAACGTTGCTGGTCAGTAAAGGCAATGTCATCAAGTTTATAAAGGGGTGAAT